TACATTGATGCCTGGCGTAGTAACTTCTAATATGCTTAATACTTGTTGCAACTCAGTGCCAGTTACATTAGTCATACCTTGATATGCCAGGCGTTGTAACCGCAAATATTCATTGTCTGAAACTGTAGTTGGGCCTGCTAATAAAGTTTGTACTTCTTTAGCTGTTAATCCTGCAGCCAACAAAGGCGTTTGTACCGGACTAAAAACTCCGCCAACCATATTGCCTTCTGCGGCTATTTGGCGCAACAGTCCTGCCGGTGTGCCATACAATTTAATGTCGTTTAAGTTGGTTAAATTGCCTTGATTGGCCAAGTCTATGGCAAAGTTTTCAAACTCAGGATTTAAATTGCTAATACTGTTTGTGGTCAAAGCATCCATGTTTGTAAAAGTGGGACCAAGATAAGTTTGCGCATTCACAGCAGAATTAATATACTGGTTGGTGGTATTGATATAACCTTGAACTGCCATGAATCCCAACGTAAATCGACCCACATCCCCGTTGCCAAGGTAAGCGGCACAAGTCTGTTCAATTAAATTACTAAATCCCGACGGGTCTAAAGTAGATCCATCTGTAGCATTAAACGGAGTAGTAAGATATTCTGTTCTTAAATATGGATATGTGCCAACAGGATTAGTAGGTATGCTATTTCCTAATGCTGGACATACTGTGCTACCAATACTTAATAAACTTTCTAATGTACTTTGAGTAGCGAACGATTGCGCTTTATAAAAATTAACTGCGGCAAGAAAGTTGGTAATAACAGTGGTAGCATTAAATGTCACAATTGCCGACATTAATGCAGGAGGAAATGGTTTTATTCCTGTGTTGGACAACAGTCCTGCAGCCGCAGTAAGTTGTAGTGGAGTAAGGATGCCTGCCATTATGCTGCCACCCTAACGTTATCCGACCCACCGGATCTAGCATGACCGCAAGTGTCTCCAGCTCCGGTATAGATTACAGGAATGCCGCCGGCTCTAACTGTGCCGGACCCACCAGCGGTGACAGCACTGCAATGAATAGGTGGGCAACCTTTTTGACCACAGCAGGGATGAGCGCTTACAGAATTGCCATCAACAATTACTGCGCGACCGTTGACTCGTACTGATCCAACGCCACCACTGGCCACACCTCCTGCTCCGTCTGCATCACCTACTCGCTGTACTGCTGGCATTTTATCCTACTAAGATTCGTTTTTCTGGCACCTTGATGCCTGTGGTTGCTTCAATGTATTTCATACGAACTGATTCGTCTGTCAGCGCAGAGATAGCAACACAATTCATATTTAGCCGGGGATTTTTGTCAGGATCTGCAGTAAACATACTGGGCACAAGTCCCATGCCTTGTGGTCCCGGTGCCACACTTACAGGGTCCTGTAGCATGGCATAGCCTTCGCCAGCTTCTACAACTTTGGCAATCATTTCCTCGCCAGAGTTCATTTTGAATGTGTATACTTTTCCTGTTTCCATTATTTGCTTTCTGTTAGTTTTGTTCGGAGTTCAGTGAACCCGCCCACAAGTTCTTCATCCAAAAAGATCTGTGGTACTGTGCGAGCATTTGGTACTGCTTCTAGTAGTTGTTCCTTGGTCCAGCCATGCATGATATTGCGTTCTTCAAATTCAATGTTACGTGATTTGAGCAAGGCTTTGGCTTGGTCGCAGTAGGGGCATTGATCTTTTGACCATACAATTGCTTTCATTTTATTTTCCTTCTTTTGATTTGTTGTAAGTCTTGGCAAAGATATCTGTTTTTACAACACCATAGTCACCAGGACCATGTTTCACAATATAGTCATTGCCTTTGGTATATTCTAAGTTACCCCATGACGCTTGAACCACCCCATCATGATCGGCAAGTTTTGCTACTTTTATGATCTTCTTGGGAGTCGCTGTTCCGTCACCGTTTTCGTCGTAATATGCATTGAACTTGATAGGACTCACTGGATATCGCTCGCCTTTAGGACCAGTAATAATCTTGAAACCAACTGTGTAGGCAACAGGGCCTTCTAGCGTGTCTATTATACCATTATCAGTTGCTGTTTCATAACTGATAGGAGTTGGATGCTTGTAGGTTTCAAACCCACCTTGTTGGAACCAGTTGTCGTTAATCATAAGTTTGGTAATTCGTTGTAGTCAATAGCGTCACTCATCACACCAATCACATAGTTAGTTGATTCGTTTTCCTGCAGGGCAGTTTGTTTTTTGCTGGTGTCCACATGCTTGTTGAACCATGGAATGGGTGTGCTACGCGGTGCCGGCTCTTGATACTTGATGCCAATTTCTTTTAGTGCATTGGCTGCTGTGTAGTCCACAAAGTCTTTTAAGATCTGTGCGTTGAGACCAATCACCGGACCCTTGTTGAACAGGTAGTCGGCCCACTCTTTTTCTTCACGGATAACATCAACATACAGTTGATACACTTCAGCTTCGCATTCAGCCTTGGCTTGAGCAAAGCGAGGATCTTCTTTCACCACTTGATTGATAATCCACCCAGTCCATTCTTTGTGCAGAATTTCGTCTTGTAGGATCAACTGAATGATGTTGCCGTTGCCGATAAAGATCTTGTTCTCCACCATGGCCAAGCTGGTAGCAAACGAGACCATGAAGCGGAATGCTTCTAGTGCATAACTGGCATTGAGTGCCATCCAAATGGCTTTGACATGAGCATACTCTTTAACAGGAACTTCCAGTTCCTTTTCGCAATTGACCATGTGCAAGTGATCGTAATAACGGCCCACACTAGAAGCCATGTCCACTATCTCTTTGGTATCGTGGATGGTGTTAAACACATCCTTGGGCACATTGTAAATGTTGCGAATGATGTGGCTGTAACTGCGCGAATGAATGTTGGTTTCAAAGAAACTCCAGTTATACATCAGTGCTTCCAGTTCCGGAATACTCACTACAGGAGTAAACACCTGTGCCGGTCCACGGCCTTGCAATGAGTCCAATGCTGTTTGACGCAACAGGTTGGATGTAAAGATGTGCTTGACTGTGTCTGATGCTTCTTTAAAGTCATTGGCGTCCTTGCTTAATGAAATTTCTTCTGGAACCCAAAAGAAACCACGAGCTTCTTGTTCGTACTTGGCCAGCTTGTTGTATTTGACTTCTTCAAATCGTTGAATAGTCACAGGACCAGCAGGATCTAAAAACATCTTGCGATGTAGGTAATCTGTTTTAGTTGAAAGATTGTATTGTGCTTGACTCATAATATTTTAATAGTAAATTCATCTTGACTCCAACTTTGATCAAATAAAATTTTTATTTTTTGTTGGAGTGTACTAGGAGCTAAAAATCTTCGATCCTCATATCGATTCACCGACACTATGCCCCTTGCGCTTGTTGTTAAAAATATATCTTGTGCATGATCCATCATAGTTGTATCTATATTGGTATATTGAAATGTTATGTTGTTACGTTCACATAATTTGTGTACAGTCTCAATTGTAATACCACCAAGACGATTTCCTATTGGGGCATATACTGTATCATTGTGAATAATTGCAATATTATATCCAGTACATTCTGTGAGATATCCGTCTTGACTTAACAAAGCAGCTACATCAAATTTTCTTAATACTGCCTCCCAATTTGCTTTTGTAATGTCTTGTCGAGCAAAATTTTTATATGTAGTTTGATCAATCGCCCAGTTTGGTATACGTTTAGCACTTGACAAACACAAAGACATGGATTCTAATGGATCAGGCATGGGTGTAATATGTGCCATTGTTTGGGTTTTACAGGTGTGAAAATCTTTAAAAGATCCGCTTGGTACGCCACGAGTAATAATCAAATTTACTAATGCATTCGGGTATCCACTTTGCTGATATAACGTTGAGATAACATTGAGGATTTCATCCGCTGAATATTTTAGCGGCAATCTAACACCATTGCATCCAGTTTTTAATCTTTTGAAATGTTCATGGAATTGAAAAATTTTTGAATCTTTAATTGCCCATACTTCGTAGATAGAGTCGCAATGCGTAAATCCTAGATCTCGAACATCAATGGATAAATTATCAATTGTGCAAAAATTTCCGTTTCGCCAAGCAGGAAAATCCATTACCAGTGCCTTATTGTATTTGCTATAATGAACCCACAGGTAACAACATGTATTATAACCCAAAAGGTCTTGAAGAACAAGGCCAATCGGGCTTCCCGCAAGGTTAAAATAGGCACATCCGGACGATCGTGATCCGTGTGCCCCATCAAATGTCCAGTGGCTCGCGCCCAGACTTTTTCTAAACTGTTCATGCGTGAACAACCTCTAAATAGTACAGATGCATGTTGTCGGCACAATTTTCAGGCTCCCAGTATGCGTCTTGAATTTTTAATCCACCATCTGTAATAAATTTTTCAAAGGTCTTTGGGCCGCTAGCAAAGATCTGTTCTTGTAAAATAATAACTCCATCGTCTGCTAAGTTTTTCTTGATGTTATTGAAAAATTCTTTATGAACCAACCAGTCCGGATCGCCACTGCGTCGATCATTGAACAAGATGCTGTTGATCATAGGATGGTCGTTGTTGTCCCAGTGGATGGGACTACCGATAATCAAGTCAAATTTTAGATCATTCGGAATGTCCTGTGCGCCTTTCATATGGATGGTATCCACGCAACCTTGATATTTCGGCGGCAGTTTATCAATGGTTTTTTGTGCTACTCGCAGTGCAGGTTTGTAAATGTCACCTAACCAGAGATTTTCACAAAACTCGTGTGTTAACAAATTGAATCCTTGAAGGCCAATGCCCGAGCACCATTCCATACAGTTTGTAAATTTACGATTGCCGTGTATGGAATAGATAAAGTCTATCATTTCTGTACTCCATCCCATGGCACCACCTTCAAATTCTTTGTGATTGTACACAGTTATGTCATTGCTCTCACACTCAAAAAGATCTTCATCTTGTGGAATCCAATCCTCTGTAAAAAAATCTGCGTTTACAATTTTAGTAACGCCAAACTCACTCATTCGATTAAAAGTTTTTTTGTTCATGGTTCGTATAAAGGTATAGCCCAAAATGTCACAGTACCTGCTGGTATCACATGCTCTCTGTGTACTGCAAGTACAGTTTCAATATTGTAGTAGTTGTAATTAGTGTCTAAAGGAATATCCCAGTTAGAATAGCTGCCAAGACCAGTGCCTTGGGGATTTATATGATAGTTAGGTTTAGGTGCTCCACTAAAGGCTTGCCATTCGGTGTGCCATTCCCAAAGATTTGGTACTATTATCATACGCCAACCTGGTGACATTCGAGCACGCCAGGGCCAGAACAGCAATTTCATTCTGTATTTGTACGGGCTCCAATCTTTACCACTATATGTATCACTAGCATCGTTCCACGGACCACCGGGCTTTTCGGCCCAAGGCGTACCATGTACCATTTCAGGATGTAGATTACCAGATGCAAAATGTGTTTGCCATCCTCCTACTGCCACTGGCAACGGTATGCTGTATCCAATGTTCAGCAGCCCTTGAAAGCCCACACAATGACGTATGGTATGATCCATACCAAAACCTTCAGGAAAATACTCGCGTATGTTGCCACGCATGTTTTTAAACCAGGCTGGCAAAAAATTTGCAACTGGCCGTGGTGGTGGGCAATCAAAATCAAACCTAGGATCGTTGCAACTTTCCCAGGTTAGATAATCTGTCTCCTGAATGCTTTGATTGAACTGCATTTACAATTTACATGCTTCACAATCTTCTTCGAGATCAAAATCAATCTCCGGCATGGCTGCAGGTGCATCTTCTTTGATCATTTTACTGCCGGCCTTGTTGATAAGGCTGTAGTAGAATGTCTTGAGTCCCCAGTGATGTGCTTGCATTAGGTTGCGAGCAATCAGTGTGGTAGGCACCTTGCGATCAGGCCAGTGCGCTGGATTGTAGAATGTGTTGGTAGAGATTGACTGATCAATATACGCTGCCAACACACACGCGGTTTTCAAATAGCCTATGCAGTCTTTTTGTGCCCACATCAACTGATACTTGTTTTTTAACTTGTGATACTCGGGCACAACTTGCGTGAGACTGCCGGCTTTGGATTCTTTCACAGTGATCAGGCTCATGGGCATTTCGATGCCATTGGTTGAGTTGATCACTACAGAACTTGATTCAACAGGTGCCACTGCCATCAGTGTGGCATTGCGTACTCCGTGAGTTTTCATGAGTTCACGCAAGGGTTCCCAGTCTAGTTCTGGTGCAAAATTTGCAAGTTCATTAACCCCAACAGCTCTTCGTTCCCATGGAAAGATGCCTTTACCATACCAGGTACGGTGAGAATCTTTGCAAGCACCACGCTCCTTGGCCAGCTCAACAGTGGCTTCGGTCAAGTAGTAGGCTTGGTGTTCCATCCACGTCTTGACTTCAGCCAAGGCGTCTGATTCTCCGTATTGGAGGCTGCGCTTGGCGTGCCAGTAGGCAAGGTTGGTGATTCCAATACCCAGGGGCTGGATCTCGTCATTTGAAAGTTTAGACTGGATGGAGAGAAAGTCTTGATAGTCAAGAATGTTGCACAGGCTACGCTGCAATATACGGCAAGCACGGCGCATGTCTTCTGGATTGCGGAACGCACCCCAATTGATTGAGCCCAAGGTGCATAGTGCAATACGACCATCGCTGTCATCCAGACGTTTAAAGGGTTTAGTAGGAAGAAGAATTTCACAGCAAAGGTTACTCTGGTAAATGGTGTGATACTCAGGATCAAATGGTCCTTGATTCATCACGTTGTCAATGAACACTAGATAGATACGACCAGTGTCTGTTCGCTCTTTGAGTATGCCTGATTTGAATACTTCTTCAGCAGACATAACCTTCTTCCGGAGGTCAGATCTAGCTTCATATTTGACATACAGATCTTCAAAAAGTTTAATGTCCCGGTAGAATGCCTCGTAAAGTTCCGGTACTTGGTTAGGGTCAAAGAACGTGATGTTTTGTTTGTGTTTAAATCTACGCCAGAAAAAAGCAGAAAGCACCACCCCATAGTCCATGTGTCGGACACGGGTTTCTTCGGTTCCTTGATTGTTCTTGAGCACAATAAGATCATCGAATTGATGATGCCAGATGGGATAAAAAACAGTGGCACTTGCATTACGGATACCGCCTTGTGAACATGAACGTAAATCTCCAAACCATTTCTTTAGGAAGGGAATCATACCTGTGTGCATGATTTCCCCTCCTCTGATGGGACTACCTAGTGGGCGTAGACGGCCTATCTCCAGGCCAATGCCAGCACGTTTGCTGGCATACTTGGCCATCATCTCACCGCTAGCAAAAATACTATCCAGGTCATCGTCAGAACGAATAAGCACACAAGAGCTGAACTGCTTGGTAGGAGTGCCCAGACCAGCAAGCACTGGAGTAGCCAAAGTAAAAAGCCCATCACTGGCAGCATTGTAATACTCTTTAATATACCGCATCCTAGCTGTGTTAGGTTCTTCCTTATGAAAGACTGTGGCTGCGGCGACCATGTATCTGACTTGCGGAGTTTCATAGATTTTTCCTGTTGAACGATTTTTTACAAGATATTTTTCAATCAACTGCTCAATGGCAGCATAAGAATACTGTTCGTCTTTGGCATGATCAATCATGCCTTGCATGCGGTTCCAATCTTCTTCTGAGTACCATTCCAACAGTTCAGGAGTATACAAACCTGTGGCCACATTTGTTTTCACAATCTCACACAAGTGTGGAGGATCGTATGAACCATATACATCTTTGCGTAGCATGGAGAGTCGTTGTTTACCCGCCACATGCTGATAGTTGGTGTGCCCAACATCAGGATTTTGCTCCACATCGATAAGATCTACTATTGCTCGTAGCGTGATACCGTCAATTTCTTTAGTGGTGATACCATCATAGAAATGTAGCTGTGTTCGTATCTCTATCATGCTTTGACTTACATCTGCTATGCCTGCACATACTTTGGCAATTTGAGTTTGCCACTTTTCCAATGCTAATGGCTCGCGCTGTCCGCTGCGCTTGACAACTGTTATATTTTTCATTTTTTCGCTACTTTATTTGTGTTTTTATTTGTTCTTGGCTGAGCCGATGCCGGGGATTAAACGGCGTTAGATTGATATTTAACAACTGATCTCTGTCCCAATTCAGTATATATTTCTTTTGTTCCACTAGGACTAAATTGTCGCTACCCGTGTCTATTAATTCAGCATCTTGTATGTCTGGTCGATCTAACAGACTTATAGTATACAATATTCCTAGCCCTCTTGCAAGCCCACAGAACAAATTGTCGTCTAATAACTGCCAAGGATCGGGCCATGTGGGTTGATCATCCCAATGCAAATGGTAAGCACGCCATGGGGTATCAAACCACCAGGCATTTATGGCATGTAAGCATTGGTCCGTAGGCATGGTGGCAACTGTATTGCGCAGCTGATTCCAACTGGCCAATCTGGCATCAAAGGTGCGGGCCCACATTAGGCTAAATGTGTGACTGAGTAGTTGATGGTACCAGCTGTGCCAGTGCTGGTTGTGGTGTATTTCCAAACCACAGTACTGCTACTTTCTGTAACAGAGAATGTTACTCCTGGTGCTGAGTTTTGTACTCCAGTGTCGCTGCCTTGGAGGTTGGTGCCTGATGCATCTGTGCCACGCACAATGGTATACACACCAGTTCTAACAGCGGTACCACGAGTGATGGTATACTCGATTTGTACAGCGGCAATAACGGTGGCATCAAAAGAGTATATCTGCGCAGCTGAACTCACGTTGTCTGCTAGAGTAAATGTAATGCCCGATTCACGTACATACGAACCTTGCAATAATCTATAACCATTTTCCATGGCAATACTGGCAGTGTTGTTCAATTTGATTCTAGCATAAGTGGCTGACTGTGCGGTTGTTCTTTCAAACATGTCACCCAAACATACGTTATTGGCTGTGTCAATGTCAATGATTGCACTAGCAGCCAATGCAGCACCATTGAAATGATTGCCTACATCATAGAAGATGTTGTTGGTTGTGGTGTTCAAACTTACGCCTTTGATCACAACACCTTCTACATAGATGTTATCAAACACGTTGCTAATCAATCTCACACCTGTTGGGCCACCGTTGACTGGACTAGTTCCGCCTATGTATGCACCTTGATACAGTGTATCAAATTTGCAATTAGAAAATACACAACCTTCGATTTGCTGTTGGGTGTTGGTGCCATATGTAAACCCGCTAAAACTACAATTTTCAAAATTCACATGATTATCAACCAGGGTGGTTGTACTGGTCCAACGCACTGCTGCAATATCATCTGTGGCCACTGTGAGTGTGCTTGTGGTTAACGGGCCTTGAATTCCAACATTGGTAAATGCACAATCATGTGCTCGTTCAATCAACACCCCATCCATGATTTGATTGGTAATCATGTTCATGTTAGAAACTAAGATATTTTGTGGCTCATATGGGCTCACAATATTCACACCAGTCTGCTGTGTACTGCTGGCTGTGCGCATGATGTAGCCGGGCAAGCTGTCAGCAGCGCCAGTCGATATGTTGCCCCAATAGTATTGGCCGCCCACTTGATCAGTGAGGCCAATACCAACTGGTACCGCAAAGTTTGAGCGGTAATAAGATGTGCCAGACTTTACCAACACACCAGTAGCATAGGCCACTGTGTTGGTCCAGGCAGTCACAAAAAAGTTTAAAATACTGCTTTCGGGACCTTCGCCGTACAGCATGGCATACGGAGGTACTAGGATGGTGTTGGTAATCAAGTAACTGCCAGCAGGGAAAAACAAACTTCTGCGAATTTGTGGATTTGCTTGAACACAGTACAATTGATAGAGAGCGCGGTTTATGGCCGCAGTATCGTCTGTGACACCATCCCCAGTAGCACCAAAATCAGTGACCACACAATAACTATCCAGTCTGCTCTGCAAACTTTGACTTACTGGTGATCCAACTGTAGACCCAGTTTGTGCTGTGTACCCAGCGGCAGCACCTTGATAGGTGTAGGCAGTTTGTGTGGCCAGAATGTCTGAATATTCTGTGAGAATTTCTACGTTATTACGCTCATCTGGAGAACCTTCGGCCAGTGTACCGGGCCCGATGTACAATTGGCGTGTGTCTACTGCCCAGCCAAGTTCAGCTGGTGCTAGAGGTTGCGGAAGATCTTCTTCGAGACCTTTGCGGTTGGTAATTCGTGATATTTGTACAATTGCCACAGTGTGATTCCTTGAGGTATCACATATTTAGCATGTAGAACTGTTCAACCTTTTTCCACCACAGGGTGCGATATCGTTCAAATTCTGTGCCTTCTAGCACAAATTCCTGATATTTAGGCTCGCCCACAATGTTGTGATGCTCATCCAAGTCAGGTTTTACACACATCAAAACTACGCCTTTTTTGATGCATGTGCCATGCAGTTCATTGTGAGCTTCTGCGTATGCACACAACTGAACAAAGTAATCGTCAATCCATTCGCGTTTTTTAGGCTTGTTGGTTTGTTTGTAATCTAGGATACTTTCTTCATTTAGATGGATACCTGCGCCATCTGTTGTGCCTGCATACACACCCGGAAAGTACAAGGGCACTTCAATACCCCAAAATTCACTTACATTTTTCAATCCGTGCTTGACCACTTCTTCTGCCATGATATGACTGGGCCAACTGAACGGGTTCGACCCACGAGGGGGTATAGCACCTTCACGAATGTATTTTTCAAGATAGGTATGCATTCTTGTGCCGCGATTGGCAGCTTCTGTAGTAATAGCCTGTGCTCGTTCTGCACCCACTGCTCGTCGCCAATTGTGCAAGGCAGCTTTGCTTTCTTCACTTTTGGTTCGGTCTAGAATTGTAGTCACACTGGGTAACTTGTTGCCATCTGGAGTGGCGTAGAATCTTTTACCGTCTACTGTGACCCTGGGTATGGGCTGGTAATCAAATTTTGGGTTGTACAAATTAAACTCTAAAACTTTCTCCGCAACCGCAGCGGTCACGTTCATTGGGATTGACAAATTCAAAACCTTCGTTGAGGCCTTGACGCACATAGTCTACAGTAACACCATTGAGATACACTTCGTTCTTCTTGTCTACCAAGACCACAAAGTCTTGTTGGGCATAGTTAATGTCAGAATCTGAAGGCTTGTACTCTTGCACATATTCTAACACATAAGCCAATCCAGAGCAACCTGTAGTTTTTACACCAAGGCGAATGCCAGCATAGTTTTTGGCTTGCAGTAGTCGTTTTACTTTGGTGTATGCACGATCAGTTAGTGAGATCATGCTTCTTTCTGTAGTCTTCTACAGCCGCTTTAATGGCGTCTTCAGCAAGGATGCTACAATGGATTTTGACTGGTGGCAACGCGAGTTCTTGAGCAATTGCTGAATTTTTAAGAGCTGCCGCTTGGTCAAGCGTGAGGCCTTTAACCCACTCGGTAACGAGAGAACTGCTGGCAATCGCACTGCCGCATCCGTAGGTTTTGAATCTTGCGTCCGTGATGATGCCATCTTGCACCTTGATTTGCAGTTTCATAACATCGCCGCAGGCCGGCGCACCAACCATGCCAGTTCCGACATCTGTGTCATCCTTGGCAAAGCTACCCACATTGCGTGGGTTTTCATAATGATCAATAACCGATTGACTGTAAGCCATATAATTTTGTTTCCTCTATCCAACCTATCAAACACTCTGAGCCATATTTGTCCTTGAACCGATTTATAGCCTCAAACTGATTTTCTGCTGCCACTGTGGCAACATACTGTTTCACAACACCAATACTATCGGTGTATTTG